CCCCTCACTATTATGTGACATTTTATTAATTGAATTCTATTACGTTTACTAATAAACGTACTTTCCCAACATATTAAATTTAGGAAAATGGCAAAAGACAGAGAAATGCTTAAAGAAGCAATTGCTGAGGCCAAAGCTGTTAAAGATATGGCTATAGCAAATGCAAAAGCAGCTCTAGAAGAAGCTTTTTCACCTCAACTTAAATCTATGTTATCAATGAAACTCCAAGAAATGGAAAACGAGCTTGATGAAGAATACATTGATATGGATCCAAAAGGTGGTAAATACGACCATGGAAACATTGAAGAGTATGATGAAGAGCATGAAGACCCTTCTGGAAGACGAGTAACTGCTAAAGATGTTACTGAAGATGATGATAGCGGTTTGATGGAAGTTGATTTAGAAGAACTTTTAGCAGAGCTAAACAAAGAGGATGAAGATGAAACCTTAAAAGAAGCCAAAGACGAAGACGATTCAGAGGATGACGAAGATGACTCAGAAGATAATGGTGATGAAGGTGAAAAAATCAACCTTGAAGACTTTACTGATGAAGATCTAACTGCAATGATCGAAGATGTAATTCGAGACATGATTAAAGACGGCGAACTTGAAGCTGGACACGAAGGAATGGAAAATGAACCAGGAGCTGAAGTGGAAGTTAAAGATGAAGACGAAATTGATTTGCAAGAATTACTTCGCGAAATTGAAGAAATAGAATCTTTAGAAGAAAGAAAAAAATACGGTGGAAACAAAGGCGATGAAAAACGTGATGACATGAAAAAAGAAAAAGAAGGTCACGGTAAAGGTCCTAAGAAAAAAGACACCGCTGAAGATGAAAAAGAAATTGATTACAAGAAAAAGCTTAAAGAAGAACTTGAATAAGCTTATTCTACAATCGAATCTTTAAAATCTGAGTTGAACGAGATTAATTTGTTAAATGCTAAATTGCTTTACACAAATAAAATCTTTAAAACTAAAAACTTAAACGAAAACCAAAAGGTGAAAGTGTTAAGTTCGTTTGATAAAGCTGCTACTGTAGGTGAAGTTAAATTAGTATTTGAAACTTTAAGCGAGGGGATTAAAGCTACTAAAAATACAATTAAAGAAAACTTAGGTAGTGCTTCTAAAGCAACAGTAACACCTAGCGTTAAAAAACCAATCGTTGAGTCAAACGAAGCATTTTTAAGAATGCAAAAATTGGCTGGAATTATTAAATAACAATTAAAAACTTAAAAAACAAAACAATGTCAAGTATTAATTCTTTATTAGAAAGCGCAGCTTCTGGATGGAAAAACATGCAAAGCGACGCAACTCGTATGGCTTCTAAGTGGGCTAAAACGGGATTATTAGAAGGATTAAATAGCGAAGTTGATCGAAACAACATGGCTATGATCCTCGAAAACCAAGCAAAACAATTAGTTGTTGAATCTTCTAACACCCAAATTGGTGGTTCAGGATTTAACGCAGGACAAGGTGAGAACTGGGCTGGTGTAGCTCTTCCATTGGTTCGTAAGATTTTTGGTTCTTTAGGAGCAACTAAAGAATTTATGTCTGTTCAACCAATGAATTTACCTTCAGGCCTTGTGTTCTTTTTAGACTTCCAATATGGTCAAGGAAAAGAAGCTCCTGTTTCTACATTTGGTCCTGCTGGTGATGTGTACGCAACTACATCTTCACTTTATGGTCAAACTAACCCTGCAAGTGGTGGTACTCCAACAGGTGGTTTATATGGTGCTGGCCGATTTGCTTACTCAATCAACCAATTCTCAGCATCTAACAATACTGTTACTGCTTCTGGTTCTATCAACCCTGCTAATGCTACTTGGGCTTTAATTAATTATGATGCTGAACTTTCAGCTTCAATTGCTGCTGGTGCAACTTATTCTTATATGACTGTAACAGCCCCTGTAAATGCTGACTTTAAAGGTGTCCGTGCATTCGTACTAGAATCAGGTTCTAACTTTACTAATTCTAACTTTACCTCAGTATACTTCTACTAACGGTACTACAATTACATTTGTATATGCTGCTAGCGCTACATTAATGAATGGAACTTCAGGTGGTGCTTCTCAAGTACTTTATTACAACTTACAACCAGTTGATAATAACCGTGGTGATTTTGAAGATCGTCAAACTGCTGGATATGGTGGTTATCCTAACGCTGAATCAACAGCTGCTGATGCTTTAGCAATTCCACAAATTGATATCAAAATGAAATCTGAAGCTATTGTTGCTAAAACTCGTAAGTTAAAAGCACAATGGACACCAGAATTCGCACAAGATTTGAACGCTTACCAATCATTAGATGCTGAAGCTGAATTAACTTCAATTATGTCTGAGTACATCGCTCTTGAGATCGACTTAGAAAACTTAGATATGTTAATCCAAGACGCATCTGCTGCAGATGAGTACTGGTCAGCTAAATCAAACAACTACTTGAATGCAGGTAAAACAGCTTGGTTAGACGATGCTGGTTTCTACAACACTCAAGGTCAGTGGTTCCAAACTTTAGGTACTAAAATGCAAAAAGTTAGCAACAAAATTCACCAAAAGACTTTACGTGGTGGAGCTAATTTCTTAGTATGTTCTCCAAGTGTAGCAACTATCATTGAATCAATCCCTGGATTTGCTTCAAATTCTGATGGTGATGTTACTAAAATGAACTATGCATTTGGTATCCAAAAAGCAGGTAACTTAAATAACCGTTACACAGTTTACAAAAACCCATACATGACTGAAAACTTAATCTTGATGGGTTATAGAGGATCTCAATTCCTTGAAACTGGTGCTGTATTTGCTCCATATGTTCCATTAATCATGACACCTCTTGTGTACGATCCTGAAACATTTACTCCACGTAAAGGTCTCTTGACTCGTTATGCTAAGAAAATGATCCGTCCTGAATTCTTCGGTCGTATCTTTGTTAATGATTTAAGCATCCTTTAAGAGTAAATAATCATTAGATTAGAAAG